GGATTTCTTCTCGCGCTTCTTGCACAAACCCTTTTAGCTGGGTCAGATACTCATGCGGTGTGTCTTTGGGGTCGTGCAGTTCATCAGGAAACTTCTTCATCCTGGTGTCGTAGCGCCCTTGGTAACTCTCTGCCAGACTGTCGGCAAGGTCTACGATCTTGGGGTAAAACTTGCCCAATGCTTTATGGGTGCTGTACTCAGTCGTTTGCAAATGCTGGAAATGCGTGATTGTTCCCGCATGAAACAGCGTGGCGACAAATTCGGCAACTTCTTCGTTTTTCATGCGCTCACTATATCAAAAAAAGGGGGCGAACCCCCCAAATGCTGGCAACTGCTACCAACACGGCTGGGGACTGGGTTTTCTAAAGATAACTCCGTCAAGTTGCCCACGGCTCGGGGCTTTGAGCCGTCTTCCAATCCCCATGCGTGTTGGAAGCTGGAGGAGGAATTACCAGAGGCGGCGCAAACCTTTCGGCGGCAACCACATGAACCATTCAGCTTCACGCTTAGATTTTCGCATCTGGAAAGGGAATGTCAATAGGCCAACAGTCCCGCAGGGCATCAATTGTCCTGTGATGCGCCTCTAGCCACATTTCTTGGCGTTCCTGGCGGCTCAAATCTTTACCCTGGTCAATCTCGTAGTGACACCCCAAGCACAGCGCAGCGACCAGATTGTCATCAGCTTTGACCCCTCTGCCCTTGCCGCCGCCCCAGTTTGTGTGTGCCGCTTGCACCATATTGCCAGACCCGCAGGCTTGGCAGTCAAGGCTTGCCACCAGTTTCAACAGCTTTTTTGACCTGACGTATAAATGTTTTTCTATCAACGATTGTCTCCAGTGTGGAAAACCTGTGGGTATTTGCACACTCTAACCGCCTTCTGCGGGTGTTGCCTGTGGATATTCTGGATTCTTTGACAATTGTCCATGTTCCGCATTCTGGACATTTCATTGGTGCGCCCTGTCTTGCATTCGGTTTGTGGCCTCTTTTGTGCGCCAAATCTCAATGTCAAGCCTTGATGCCTCAATCTCCCAGCGTAGGGTTTCCTCTTGGGCTATTGCCGCCGCCAGTCCTTTCAGCAAGGTGTGATATTCGGGGTCGGCGTAGGCTTCCCTCTCCTGTGCGTTTGCCGCCTCGTAGCCCATTTGCAGGGCATCTTTCATCAAAAGGGCTTTTTTAGACTTGCGAAATTCCTCAAGGTAAACCCGCTGGGCTTTAGCATCGCCATAGGCTCGGGCTTTGTTGCGTATGTCTTGGGCGGCTTCTTCTGGTTTCATGCTTGCCCCCTTGATTGAATAGCCTCAATAAATGGCTCGGCAATTGTTTCGCCCATAGATCGCATAAATCTTGTCTCTGCTGTAACGCCTTCAAAAGCGGCGGGCCAATTACTTAAATTGTTTTTTATTTTTTCACAGGCTTTTAAACACGCTTCACGCTCTGCCTTTGCTATTAGTTTGGCAAAATGCACAATATCTTTATCTAAGCAAACAAATAATTCGCTGTCTTCTTCACTTGGTTTTCCATGTGAAACAAACTCAGCCTTCATAGCCATATCAATAATTTCATCTTGTGTCATTTTAAAACTCCAATCATGCGTAAAGCCCCGTCAGGGCCGTCAATTCTTGCCAAGGTACTACCAGACCAATTCTCAAAAAAATCGGCTTGCAGGGGCGTTAATCGCCTTTTGGGGCCGCTTTTGACCTCGACCAGAAAGGTGTGGTTCTTGTATCCAACCAAAAGGTCAACAGGTAAGCCAATGACCCAGACATAAGCGCCAGCGGCTCGGAGTGCTGAAATAATTTGCTTTTGGTTGGCATCAACCCTAGCGGCATATCTCATTTTTTAAATCCAAACCAGCGCCGACCAATCTGGATGCCGATGCCGTATCTTGGGAAAAACAAAACACCAAATCCAACGCTGTGCATTTTTTGAACATCAATTTTCATTTTGATCTTTCTTGGTTCATTCGGTTTCTAAGGTCGTTGGCGGCAGCTTCACCCCTGCGCTTGGAAATGTCGGCAATCGTGGTTTGCCACCAAGCAGTCGCCTTGGCTTTGCCCAGTTCCTTGGTTTTCTGCTGGTATCTCAAAATCCATTCTTTTGCTTCCGTCTGCCTCAATGTCTCCAGTAAGTTCAAGCGCTCGGTCGATAACGACACGGCTGAAGGTTTGTCCATCTTTTACCCTGTCCAAAAGTTTGTGTGCGTCAAAGTAGTTCATCAAAACACCTCGTCATCCATCCAATGTTTCACGGGCGCGGTGCTAGGCAACAAGGCAGAAATGTCTTTTTTGGCTGGTTTGCTGCCCGACCATTGATGTTCGCTGCACATCGGGCGCTGGCCTTCCATGTGAACTGACCAGCGTTTAGGGCATCCTGGCACACTGCACATCAGGCGGTCAAAGTTGTCCTGTGGTTCTTCTTTTTTGAAATTAGTGATTGCCATGGTATTTCCCTTCTACGATTTTTGCAAAATTGCTTGGTTTCAAAATCCACTCAAGATCGGCAGTAAATGCGCGACCATCCTTGCTGTTGACCTTTCCAGTTAAAAACTTAGATTTGCCAATGTGTTGAAAAAACTCACCCCACCAGTTCAGTACATGGGCCGTTTCAATCTGCTTATCCTGTGCAAGTTCTTCAGCCACTTCACGCCATCTTTGCCGCAAATAACCCTGCCTAGCTGCATTCCAGACCTCAACCTTTCGCAGGGTTGGTAACCACTGGTGATAAAGCTCAATGACCCCTTTGTGTTCGCAATCTGGCAATTTTTTTGCTAATGCAAGTTCACCGTCAGGTGGACATATATATGTATCTTGGTTATTGGTTAGTGGTTTATGGTTAGTGGTTAGTTGAACGTCTGTCAAACTGCTGTTGAACACCTGTTCATCACTTGTTGAACTGTTGTTCTTCCTGCGTTCAGCAGATGCTCGACCAGCGTTGGATTTTTTCTCAAGGAATGCGCGGTAATCGGCAATTTCTTGATCGCATCTTGTGTGATGCCAGCCACTTTCTGCCAACCAAAAAAACGATTCCAAAAGCAATTCTGTTTCTTGAATAGTTGTGCCAATCTGAAAAGCCAAGACTTTGGTGTCAGGCTTCAGTGGTTTTTCTGTGTCGTAGTACATCCACAAAAGCCGCAAATAGGCCATTGATTGACCATCAGACAGCCTTGCCGTGGCCTTAATAAAGTCACCAATGTGGTGCTGGTAGTAGTGCATAAAGCATCTCCGCAAATCTCCCAGAAAAGAAACCTCGGCAGGAGGGGAGTTCTCTTTTCGGTGGGGTAGCTACTCCCCACCTAGCCGTGTCTCAAACAATGTTAAACCAAAAACCATTCGGGACGCAATGACTTTAGTTGCCAGATTCTTGCCTGGGGCACTTTTTTCCATTGGGAAACTGCAGCCCTGTTTATGCCAAGAATCCTTGCAAGCTCACTCTGTGACCCTGCCAACTGGACTAATTGCTCTTTTGTCATCTGGGCATTGTAAGGTGGATTAACAAAATAGCAACATTAGGGAAAGTCCCTATAAAAAAGACTTGACGCAATGTTAATTGTGCTTAACAATACACCCATGCCCTAGCAAAACGCATAAGGGTCTTTTAGGAGTCTCAAGATGATTACAGCAATCGAAACCCAAGCAATTTATGCCGATCATGGCATCGACTTGACATCAGCAGAAATCATTGAAATCACTGCTGACGCAAATGAAAATGGCAAAAAAAACCATCGCGGTCTGAATGCCCATGAATGGGTTATACGCTGGGCAAAATCTAACGCTGCTGAAAATGATTGGAACCCATCTTTTTCTGAGCGCCTCGAATACGAATATTGACTATGTACGCAGAAGATTATGAGGAATGGCGGTGGGGGCAAATCCTCACCCGCCAATCAGACTACAACCCCGACACCCAACCAGAGGATGAAGAAATGAAACACCCCAGAACGATGAATGAGGCATTCCCCCACACCGTGGAATACGGCGCAGCAATTGAAATCCACGTTGCCCAACATTCCACTGGCGACAAAGTTATCAGGGTTTTGGCCTTGGTTGCTTTGGTTGTAATTTGTTTAGATATTTTTATTTGGAGGCCGTAATGAACGCTAACGAAATCATTGAATCAATCAAAACCATTGCTGACCGCCAGTATGAAGGCGAACCCGCTGCTTACCGCTTGGCCTATCACGTTGGTTTGCTTGAGTCCCATTTGCGCGGCTACATCCAAACCACAGAGATTGCCCAGGAATACATCAAAGAACTTGAAATGAAATTAATTGCAAAGGAATCGGAATGAAGATGATCACATACTCACTTTTGTGCTGGATGGCCTGGGTCACGGCTGGTTGCTCAAGTCTCCCAGGCTCAACCCCCCAAGCGCCTAATCAAGACCTGATTGTTGACAAACAAGTGCAGCCAATGGGCAGGAATGAAGTTATTGACGCTGTGCGCCAGTGCGAATCCTCTGGCCTACGGGCCATCCCCCTGTACGCAAAACGCAAGATCAATGGCTACACAGTTGAAACTGTGGTGGAAGTCACTTGTGGCCCTAAATACGCTTACTAAGGAAAATCATGGAAACACCAATCGGAAAACAAATCGCCGCCGCCTTTGTGAAAGCACAATCACAATTTGGCAAGGCGTTAAAAACGTCTGTAAACCCTCATTTCAAATCCAAGTATGCAGACCTCAGTTCTTGCATTGACGCTGTTGTTGGGGCTTTAAACGCCAACGGCATAGGTCTTATGCAACGCACTTATGAATGCAAAGACGGGGTAATGGTTGAAACAATGTTTGTGCATGAATCTGGAGAAGTCATGGAGTGCGGCCTACTTCATGTCCCAGCCAGCAAGCACGATGCAATGGGTTTTGGTAGTGCCTTGACTTATGCGCGGAGATATAGCCTTTTGACCGCCAGCGGCCTCTCACCAGATGACGATGACGGTGTAGCGGCATCCCGCCCTGCACCACAGATTGACGCAGGAATGATGGCAGACCACATTGCCGCCATTGATGCCAGCGCCAACAAGGAGGAGTTGCAAACCGCTTACAAAGCTGCCTACGATGCTTGCAAGGGCGACCAGAATTGGATTGCCAAGGTCATCAGGGCCAAGGCAGAACGCATTGCCAAAGCAAAGGAAAAAGCATGAGAAAAAAGAAAGAAATTGGGCTTGAGGAAATAACCCTCAAAGACTTTATTGCCATCTTTGCCATGCAAGCACTGTTGTCTGATTCTGATTGGCGCTCTGACATGGATTTCAATGACACGGCTTTAGCCGCTTTCACAATGGCAAATGAAATGATGGAGGTTCGCAATGGAAGTTGAACAACGCACAGAAGAATGGTTTGCCGCCAGATTAGGCAAGGTTACCGCCAGCAGGGTGGCAGATTTGGTTGGCAAGACTAAGACGGGTTACAGCGCCACTCGGGACAATTACATGGCCCAGCTTGTGGTGGAACGCCTGACCCAGACCAAAGCAGAGTCCTACACTAATGCGGCAATGCAATGGGGTACAGATCAAGAACCATTTGCACGGGCTGCTTATGAGGCTGCACAGGGCGTAATGGTCGAGGAAGTGGGCTTTATACCCCACCCAACGATTGAGTGGGCTGGTGCGTCACCTGATGGCCTTGTTGGGGATGATGGGCTTGTGGAGATCAAGTGCCCCAATACTGCCACCATGATTGAAACGCTGCTATCCCAAAAAGTGCCAGGGAAATACTTTACCCAGATGCAGTTTCAGCTTGCTTGCACAGGGCGCAAGTGGTGTGACTATGTGGTGTTTGACCCAAGAATGCCAGCTAAAGCGCAATTGTTTGTCAAACGGGTTGACCGTGATGACGCATATATCGCAGAGATTGAAGCAGAGATTGTGAAATTTCTTGCTGAGGTCGATTCCCAAGTAAACCAATTAAACAAATACATTGAAAGCCAACCATGAGTAAAGTTAAAAAAGAAATCACCGCCATTGTGGGCCAGTACACCAACAGAGAAGGCCAGCAAAAGAACCGTTATCAGCGTATTGGGTCAATCATTGATACTCGCAATGGCGAAATGCTCAAGCTGGATGTAATCCCTTTAAAGGAAAACGGCTGGGACGGGTGGGCTTATTTGAATGACCCCAAGCCCTACGAACCCAAGGGCTTGCCAGCAGATAACGATGACGATCTGGCGTTCTGATCATGCTTACATTTCCAAGGGCAAGAAATTCTGACCCGCTGACCTCATTCCAGGCAGCGGATTCAGCCAAGGAATTGGCTAACAAGCACGGTTTGCTAATCGTGGATTGTCTCCAGCGTTTTGGCGCAAGGGGCAAAGATGGCATCGCTGAATTGACTGGATTGGATGGCAATCAAGTGGCTAGACGCTTGCCTGAGTTAGCCAAGATTGGCTTAGTGGAATTAACTGGGCAAGTCACCAAATCAAAGTCAGGCAGGGCAGAACGTGAATGGCGTTTTGTACCTGTACAGCGGGAGTTGATATGACTGAAGAAGATGAAGCATTTGAGGATTTAGCCAAGCGGCAAGGGAATTGGAATATGCAGGGGTCACGCAAACACCAGATCATGCGATACGCTGAAAATGTAGAAAACAAGGGGACAAGCATGAAACAACAGTACAAGTTGTACCAAGCCCCCAATGCAAATACGATTTCTTTCCACAGCATGAACGCAGAATGGGTGATGCGTATCACGGCAGACAGGCGCATTGAGGTGGCTGATGGCGTTGATGTGACCGAGGCGGCACGGCTGGTCTTGGATGCCATGCAAGGCATGGTAGATGTTGGGCTTGAGAAAGCAGTCTTGGCCGAGCGTGAGGCGTGTGCCAAGGTTTGCGATGAATTACCAGCACCAGATGTTTACTCAGACACAGACAAGTCAATGTGGGATGTGACTTGCATTGACTGTGCAGAAGCCATAAGAGCAAGGGGACAAGCATGACTGACAAAGAAGCATTGAAAATGGCGCTTGAGGCGTTGGAGTTGGTTAAATGGACAAACAATCTACAAGTTAATGAAGCCATCACCGCACTCAAAGAACGATTGGCACAGCCAGCACAGCGCACATGGGTAGGGCTGACGGATGAGGAAATCCTATCCGATGACACTTTGCGTTACTACTACGGCATGAATGGTGGTGCAGGCCCGGTGTCTCAAAAAGGCAAGAAGGTCATTGCAGCCATTGAAGCCAAACTCAAGGAGAAGAACACATGAAATCACGAGAAGTATTCCACGCACTAATGGCCTCAAAGGGCTTTACATATTCTGATCTAGCAATGAGTGGCGACAAGTACACCAACCCCGCTATGCAAGGCAGATGGAATTACTTTCTGGCTGGATGGGAAATGCGGGGGGTTATGTGATCGGCTTGTTTTTAATCCTGTGCCTGGGCGCTGCCGTTGTGGTGGCAGTCGCCTGGGTATTCGTTCAGATACTGCTATGGATAGAGGAATAAACCCGTGTCCCTGCTTTATCAATGATTAAAGCCTGTTTGCGGGGTGCGCCAGCATTGGGGATGGATATGTGTGTCCAGCGGTCAAACTCTCGGATAACTTGATCGTAGCCAATCCCAGAGGCAATGATGGCCTTGACCACTTCAT